AAATCTTGTTAGTCTTGGTCATCATACCAGCAATAACACCTTGTACATGTCTTGCTTGGTATAATCTTAATCCATAAGTTGATAAGTTAGGTCCTTGTTTATAGCCTGTAGCATGTTCAAATTTTACATCTGGAAATTCTTTTGCTACTTTAACCATCTGATTCATGTAACCAAATGATGTTGCAAATATAATATCCATACCTTCCATAGCCATTGAACGCATAACTCTTGCGGCATCAGGGCCTTCTGGTACTGACTCAATAAATTTTATTTCTACTTTGTCTCCAAAATGCTTTTGAACATCTTGTCTTCCTATGTCGTGTCTATAAGTCCATCCATGATCGCCAGTAGGGCCAACATAGATAAAACCAATCTTAACTTTGTCTCCAGCATGTGCTACACTGATAAACATTATTGACAGTACAACTGCCAAAAGTTTTAATAGTTTCATCGATTATCCTTTCGAGGGTGTTAGTTCTTCTTGTAAGAACAGGCAGGATCGACTCTGCCTCTTTTAGTACTTTAAGTTAGTACTTAGTTATAAGTGTAGCATAATAGTATTGGAATATCAAGTTTTTATTAATAAATCTTAAGAACTATATAGGTTAATAACTTCTTTCTTCCATATATGATCATATTCACAATCACGCATATTCTCAAACCAAGGGCCTCCTTCTGTATAATGTAATACTTTAGGTTCGCCGTCTGCTGGTGCAGTATAATGTCCTACTAACCAATTCCATTCTAGACTTAGTTCGCCTATGTCTTCATCGTCTAACCAACTAAATCTATGTAACCACTGTCCTGCTTGATTGTTAACTGTTTCTAAGTCTAGTAGTTTGTTCTTAGGATGTTCACAGTTCCATAATATAAAACTACTCCAATTTTTACGAGGATAAGGTAACTGTAGTTGTCCATCCATCTTAGTGCCCTCGGGCGGAGTATAATCGTGTTTAACAACATACACTGCTTTACTAGGATCCTTGTTTAAAAATAGATCACTAGCATCAGTTAACCAAACCATATCGCAATCACAGAATACAGCCCATCCTTTGTATTCATTTAAATGAGGAACCAAGAATCTTGTAAATGTAAATTCTGTACTAGAAAGTTTATCTGTCTCACGCCAGTATAACTTACGGTCTCTGAGTTCGTTTTGCTTTAGAGGGACTACATTAGTAAAGCCACGATATGTTCTTCTTAGAATGCTATGCTCACATACTTGATATGCTATATCCTCTCGACTGTCCCAGCCAACGTATATATTATTCATGTTGCATCTCCTTGAAACTGATTAACTATTTTCCAAGCATATCCTGTTCTGAATTCTTGCTTTGTGAATTGATTATTAGCCAACCATCTAAACAAAGTTAACCTATCAGGCTCTACATCAAACTTTGGATTATGAAAATTAATCATTAAGTCTTCTATTGTAAAACTTATTGGATAGCAACTATTATGTCGAGTGGTAATTACTGGTATGCCTAATCTAGTTGCTTCTAATGTTACGTTGCTATTGTATGCTATTACTATATTGGCTTCTGTCAAGTCTTGTTCTAATGGCACTGCATCTTCAGGAACCGTCTTGTCAAAACGAAGTAAATTGCCTAGTTTGTCTACAATAGGCTCGTTTGGTTTTGGTCTTATTTTAATCTTACAATGCAGATATTCTGGCAAGTATTTTTTTAATTTTTCAAGTATCTCTTTTTCCCAGTTATGACATCCGAAGTACCATTTTATCGCATGTGTCGGGGGTATTACTAATATTTTATCTCCTCTACTTGCTTTATGTTTCCAAGGTTTAATTTGATGTTCATACTCTCTGGCAAACTTTTCTTCCCACCTGCCAGTGTTAGGTGTCTTAATATAATTTAATGTATGTCTGTTCTTACTAAGACGTAGCCATCCTTCTCCTCCATACCCTCTACTAAAGTAAGCATGGTCTATAAAGTATCTATCTATACCTAGTCTAGCCGCTTCTTGTAATGCCATGCCGGTACCTCTAAGTATTCCAAAACATGCAATTGCATTTGTATCTTTAGGATGTGCTGAACTTTCTAAAAATCTATCAATAGATATTATTTTGATATCCCATTCATTAGGTGTTTGTTCAGCGACTCCATCTGCAAATAAGAACATTAACTTTGATGTTCTTGCTCTTGCAGTAGTATATATAACTAAATTTTTAGGCATAAGTTCTCCATGTCTCATATGCAATTCCGTTAGACATTTCTCTTTCAGTAAACTGACAGTATGCCAGATGACTTAACCATTTTAGTCTTTGGTCACTGTAGGTTGGGTTGTTTATTGAACTTATGTCTGTACTAGATATTGGACTTGCAAAACTAAGTGAATCGCAAAATACAGGAACTCCATTTGTAATTGCTTCTACGGCTACTAGACTTACACTAGTTACAACTGCAAACGCATTCTGTATATCTTCTTGCACACTAGGTAGCCCTAGTTCCTTTTGTGCTATCGGTCCGCTAGTCTTTCCTGTTCTTGGTTTTGATCTAACTCTGATAGGTCTATCAGTATGCTTTGATAATTCTGCTATTGTTTGTTCTGTCCATACTCTTTCATGTTGACTAGTACACCAATATGACATTGTGTTACTACTAGGACAAACAAGTATCTCTTCTCCTTGTTTGTACCATCCTTTAATATTTACGTTCCACTTTTCAAATCTGTCAGTTGGTCTACTGATTATCTTAGTAGGGTGTATCCCATTTTTACTAACTCTCCAATAATGTTCATCCACAACTCCATACCTTCCATAGTAAGGCATATCCCAGAAGTAAAAGTCTTCAAACTGATCCTGATGGTTCCTAATAAGTCTATCGTTGTCTTGTATAAACCCCCAATAATGATTACTATCATCCGACCAACCGTTCTTAAGACTGTCCATAACCCAATTACATTTACTGTTAGGATTAGATATATTATAATGTAATGTCATTAGTAGGTTGCACTCTTATGGTTTGTTTGTCTAACATCTATGTTGTCTTCACTATATTCTGATTTTAAGTTCTCTACGATATCGTTTACATAACGTCCTTGGAAAGGTATCTGAAATGGCTTGTCTAAGACTTTTTGATAAGCAGTAACAATACTAACGTTTTGAGGTTTAGCACTATCTCTTTGGTGTAGTTCGTCGTATGCTTTTTCTAAATCACTTATTGGAGTCCTTGCTTTTTTCTGTTCAAAGAATCCCCAACTATTAATATCTGTCGGTGCTTCAATATACTTTCCTGTGTTTTGTGCAAGCCACATAAACTTCCATTTATATCCATTTGCTGCGGCTATGTCACGGAACAAACCTGGATGATAACTATAAAAACAATGGTTAAACCAAGGAGCAAAAGGCAATACATTAATCATTATACCGCCTGGTTTACACAAATTATGCATGTTCTCAAATACTGTACGTTGATCAAATATGTGCTCACCTGTGCCGTTATTTGTTACATAATCAAATTCAGTTGTGTAGTCGTATTTGTCTTTTAAAATAAAGTTTAAGTCCATTGCAATAGCACGAAGTTCTGTATTAATGTCAATAGCAAGGTAGTCACTGAATCCTAAGTCTTCAAAGTATTCCCAAACATAATTAACAGGCTTACGAATTTGTTTACCACTAACTTCTTTTAGTTTTTCTGTCCAGGCCTCGTTGTATCTAAATCTTTGATTACCCCATTCGACTACTGTTGCATTTGGTTTAAAATCTTTAACTAGTTTTGCAGTTGCTAGTTGCATTATATTGTTAAAAGCCATTTATTAATTCCTCTAGTTCACCAAATGTAGTTGCAAAATTAAGATTTCTGTACAAGTCGTGTACATCTTTCATTTGTAAAAATTTATCATAGTGTTCACTGCTATCGTTTGCAGAAAGATAGTTTGCCCATGTATGTACATCTTTGTGTCTACTTGAATTTAAATGTTGTATTATTTTTTCTTTTACTAGTTTTGGAAAAACTGTAGGCCTCATATGATTAGGTGTAGTTACTACTCCGCACCATGGTATAGGTAATCCGTATATTTCACACCAATCAAAGAACGAACTGAGGTAATATACATTGTATGCACTGACAGTATGGCTAACACTAAGCCTTAAGTTGGGATTAATTTTTTCTTTTTCAGTATACATTTTTACGTGCTCTTCTATGATTTCTTGTTTTGCTGGAAACCTAATGTATTCATATCTCTTTCCAACTCCGTCAATGCTTAATTGCATATCAATTTCTTTAAAGTTTTGCCATAGGTTCCACCAGTCTTGGCTTGGAAATGTTTGTCCGTTAGTAGTATAATGTAGTGTAATGTCTTTACATCGGCCACTGTCTATGTATCTTTGTAGTAATCTTTTTTGTTTTTTTATTTCGCTTAAGAAAGGCTCACCACCTGAAATATCAAAATGAATAACATTAGGCATTGCGTTATAAATTTCACTTGCATCTGAACTTATAGATTCTAAAGGTTTTTCATCAATTCCGTATAGGTCAATATATTCTTTACGCCACTTACTACTAGCATTTGGACCACACGTAATACATTTTAGGTTACACGTATTACCAAATGCTATAGTTGCAATAATATAACCTTTATCTTCTGTATAGTTATCAAAGTGTGTTGACCATCTTTCGTAATCAAGTTGACGTTTGCTTTTTATGCTACTATCTTCTTCCTTCTTACATCTGATACATCCTTCGGGCCATTCATTTTTAAGCATAGTATTTTTTATACTTTTAAGGAATTTACTTTTTGTGTAACTTTCTATACTTACTTGATTAATATTTAACTGTTCATTAACAGGCACATTGTACTTACAACAAGGTTTTATATTACCTTTAGGATTTATATCTATACTTGTCCATGGTATTAAACAAAGTGGTTTGACATTATTAAAAGCCATTTTTAATTTCCTGTACTTTCCACATCTTGCCATTACGGTTATACTCACCGATTATGTTTATACTACGTCTGCGTTCTGTTGGACTTATTCTTGGAGTTACACTATGTACACTACCCTCAACATTCAAGAACATACAGAAACTGTTTGCCTTATAAGGCACTTCTTTAACTGGTCTATGTAAATTACTATCGACTTGTCTTCCGAGTGTTTTGTTTACTTCTTTAATAGTTCCAATTTGTTCATGTATTGTAAAGTTGCCTCCTGTACTTGTATCTTCTACGGGTCTCATATACAACAAACCTGCATAAATTTCTACAGGGTTATCTAGATGAGGTGTACGACTAGTACTTGTTTGATCAATCGGTTCATGTAATACGAACTGACAATCTGTAACATACGATCCACTGTTGTCTATATCTCTAACTGTAATATTATCTGCATTAAGCAAATCTCTGTATTGACTATAATAAGTTTCTATACTGTTGCCAAACAAACTTACGCATGACTTAAAGTACTCTGGACTTGTGTGATAAGCAAAAAAGTCTTGCCATATAGGAGGTAGTACTCCCTCACTTGCTTCTTTGCATTTGTATCTATATGTTATTCCGCCATCAAGTGCGATTGTATTAGTAACAAGTGTCTCTGGAAATGTTTCTTCTAGTTCTTTATATATGTGTTCTGGCAAAGCATCTTCAACACATACATGTGGATACGGAGTATTAAACACTTGCTTCACATTTTGTAGTACACTCATATTATTCATTTATTACTCCTTAAAATATAATCATTTTTAATTTTATCAACTACAACATAGTCTAAACTTTGTAGTAATTCTACAGTTTCGTTTTCTTTATTTTCCCACCCCCATAATAGATCGCTACCGTTTTGTTCTATTATCATTAATGGTCTGTGCTTCTCTATTGTTGCCAATGAACCGTATATTACTTTAGTTTCGTATCCTTCTACATCAATTTTAATAAGATCAACATCATCAAATTGAAAAGTATCTAATGTATAGACTGGACATCTTTTTATGGTTTTCTCTTTTATTGTGTCTCTAATTGTTTGGTTAAATATTGCTCCACCATACATCTCTACTGTTCCGTTATTCTCTCCAAGTGCATATGGATAAACAGTAACTTTATCTTTTGGTACGTTTCGGTTAAACTGATAGTTTAAACAATTTTCTCTAGGTTCAAAACATTTCACATTATCAAAATGCTTTACTAGGTAATGTGTATACTCGCCAAATCTACAACCAATATCAATAGCAGTTCTTTTTTTAGTTAATTCCCAATACTGTTTTACATAACGATAATGTTTATTTAATTGATTAGGGACTCTATCAATTTTGTTGTGTGCAAATAAATGATCTTCGTAATTTAAGTAAAGGTCTTTTTTAAATATAAGAGGGAATATCTTATTCATTTTTTATACCTTTACTAGTATGTTGTTGTGTTGCATCATACTCGTGTGGGTTCTTTCGTTTCTCTTCTTTAACTTCTGCTTTTGTTACATGCCGTAAATCTTGCCACCAATCGTTATCCTTATGTTGGAAACTACCAACTAAGTCTCTTGCTAAACTTTTTCCTACTTCTTTTCTGAATCCTTTTAAATGATCCATATATCTTCCTAGTACACTATTAATAAAAATATGTCCTCTAGAACTATCACTTCCTAGGTTATTAAACAATGTTCCGTTGCGTTTATATTCTTGTACTAATTCTCCAAATATAAAACTATCATGATACTCTGCATGTTTAAATATGTCATCACTTTCGTATATCCAACGCCATAGATCCATAAACTCTTGAAACTTTGGATGTTTTCTATTAAACATCATCCATCCACATTCGGGCCAGGTCTTACGACCTAAGTAGGTTACTAGTTGGTCTTCGTTAGGCGATATGTCTTGTAAAAATTGTAGACTCATTGTAGTGTGCGTTCTGACATCAGCATCACACCAGATCATTATATCTGTGTCTGTGTGTTTTGCAAAATGCCAAAGTGCAAATGTTTTATTTGCAAATCTACTGGCATCCCAGAGAAAACTTTTCTTTGTCATATCTTTGTTGTGACCGTGTGCATGTGGATTGTCTTTATGTCTCTCTTGCCATGCTTTTAAGTCTGGCAGTGTTGTTCTTTGATCTAAGATATTTATATAGTTAGGTACTTCTGGTACATGATCTTCAGCATATATTGTTAGAGGTACCTCTTTAGGCCAACAATTAACATACCCTTGTATAAAATTTCTGCCATACTTATCGTATCCTGCTGGATGCCAAGTACTAAAAACTGATAATTTCATGTAATTCCTTAACTAAATATATGCGTATATTATAAAGGTATTTATCATGCAAGTTTCACACTACCCACAAAACTTACCCAATAATGCAAACATAGTTTATCCTCAACTAATAGAAGCAATTAAGTCAACAGATACACTTGTAGAAGGCAGTATGGATTCAGATGTTGCTCTGATATGGAGTGTGTTATGGTCTGGTAAAATGTCTGAGAATAAGAAAGTTTGGGATCATTATCGTAATCAAGGTAAGCCTGTAATTGTTATTGAGGTAGGTGGGTTAGTCCGGAACAAAACTTGGAAACTAGGGATCAATGGAGTCAATAGAGATGCTGACTTTGCAGTAGATACATATGAAGGTAGTGACAGACTTGTTAAGTTAGGATTAATTAAACAACCATGGAAGCATACTGGTGAGTATGTTTTAGTTTGTGGACAACATGGAGATAGTCAACAATGGAGTAACATGCCTACTATGGGAGAGTACTATAAACAAACAGTTGAAAAGATTCGTACTATTACTGATAAACCCATTATAATTCGTAACCATCCTCGTTTTAATAGTTTTACATACGATAAAGAATGGTTTCAGTCTCAAAATTGTACTTGGAATGTTCCTAAAAAATTACAACAAACTTATGATAGTTTTGACTTAGAGACAATGCTAGAGCATACTTACTTTACTGTTAGCCACAGTAGCAATGCTGGCATTAATAGTATAATAGCCGGAGTACCAGCAGTTGTTAGTGAACATAGTTTAGCATATGATGTTGGCAGTGAAATGTTGCAACCATTAGCAAAACCAGGGAGAAGTAATTGGTTAAGACGTATGAGTTATACAGAATGGTTTGCAGATGAGATTCAAGAGCAGTGGAAACGTATTAGAGGAAAACTTTAATAAACTATCTAGTTAGCATACCTATCATCGAATAATGTCTTGCATTTTGCCAAGTATCATCAAAAATTATTAACTTATTTTCTATATCTGATATGCTTTTATATGTAGGTCTTTTTGTTGCAAGTAGTGCTACAGAATGTGCTTCATTTAAATATTTGTTAGCAGTACTAAAAAGTTTTTTAAGTTCATTATAGTTTTGCCAGTTTTGTTGATTTTCAGTATTTGTTTCTCTAATAATCTTAAGCATCTTTTGGTTTTCGATTTCGTACAATTCTTTTAACTTTCCTATTCTTTCTAAAAGTTCAAAGACTCGTTTCTCTTTATCCATCTTTTAAACCTGTACATCTTCCATACCTGCAGTTCGAAGTCTTACTATGTGTCCACTCATCCATTGCTTACTATCTAAGCCTTTCATAATGCCTAGCCATCTATTTCTTAATAATGCTACTTCGTTGATTATTGTTTCGAAGTCTACTACTTCATCTTCGCCATCTACATACTTCTCTGCATCTCTGCTACTTAATGCTCTGTTGTAGTTCTCTAAGTACTTAGTAAAGTGTTTTCTTCTTATTTTCCTAAGTTGTATATTTAAGTAGTTAAGAACTGCTTCAACTTCTTGTAACTGTCCAAAACGTATTTCAGTTACTGCTGGTAATTCTTTTATACTTTTTTCTACTAGTCCAGATATACCTACCTCTTTACGAGCCTGTAGTAACTCATCTTCGAAGTGTGCTATAAAGTCAGGAATCGCCGCCATATCATATGTAACTTTTGAATACCAGTTAGTCATTAGTAATCATCATCATCATATTCTTCTTCGATTTCAACATTGTACTTTACTGCGTTCTCAAGATATTTGTCAACTGCGGCAAGACCATGGAATGTTTCTTCACCTACACCTGCATCAATGAGTATTCCTACCCACTGATCAGCCGCACTTTGTTTATCCTTAATATACTGTTTTAGTACTGTCCATGTTTCGATAAGAATGTCTTCTTCATCCATACTATGCTTCCTTTAGTAATTCATCTACAATAGGTTCGTCTACGGGTGTATTTACCTCTTCTGTGTCATCTGTATCATCCGTTTTATCTAATGCACCAGTAGAGATATCTACCATAATGGATTCCAGTTTTTCGCCTGTCCACCCTTTACGGAACTCAAGCATTTCTTCACCAGCAAGTGTAGTATATTTTAACCTATTGCCTTGTTTGGTTAACATGCCTTTTGCTTCAAATAATTCTACTAATCCACTGTAAGGATCCATTCCTGTTTCATAAGGTATCTTAACCTGTACAGCTTCAAAGGGTTTTGCATATCTAGTTTTCATAACTTTACATGCTGCTCTTATACCATTTATTGTCGTAGTCTTATTGCCGTCTGCGTCTTCTTTAAGTTTAAGTTTACGCATAGCAATAACAATACTTGATGCGTATATAAAACCTTGTCCGCCTGAAATCTTATCATCTGGATCAAACATATCTTGTGATGCATATGTATGATTTGTACACACAATACCTACGTTATAACTACCGATCATGTTAACTGTATTACGAACAAGACTTGTTAGTGCTTTAGGCTTACGACCCATATCACCTTTCATATCACCTGCTTCAAACTGATTAACATCAGTAGGAGTTAGTAACATACCCAAACTATCAATTACAAATAACACTTTGGGACGTTCTTCTTCTGGCATTGCTTTATAGTCTTTCATAAACAATGATATTGTTTTAGCAACATCATCAATCATGCTCATACTTAATTTAAGTAACTTACTATCATCTGTGTCGACATTAAGTGCTTTCAGCCATGCTTCATCTAATGCATTCTCTGAGTCAATTAATACTACAAATATACCTTGCTCTTGTGCATTTCTTACAATATTAGCACTTGCAAAGTAACTCTTGCCTGCACCAGATTCACCAGCAAATACTGTTACTTTTCCCATTGGTACACCTTTATGGAAATCACCACTAACAAGATAGTTAAGTGCATAACTGCCTGTACTAATCCAATCTGTGGGATCATGAAATCCTACACTAAGTCCTTCGATAGACTTTGTTACATCTTTTCTAAATTTGCTTACGTCAAATGGTCTTCCCATGTTCTTCTCCTTATGTGCTTTATATTGTTATTATACTATCTTTATTGTTATTAAGCAAGTAGTTTCTTGCGGAATTTGCTTACGTCAAATAATTTTTGCCATATATAATTAATTTTCATATTTTTTTAGCTCAATGAGATAATCTTTGCTAAAATAATGATTGTAATTGAATTCAACTGTATCTGATTCTAATAGATATAAATCATGCCACTCATGCGGTGTAAGTTTACTAAACTTGCTAATCATGGTCATTAACTCTACCAATCGTTCAACAGGATTGGTAATACTATCAAATCTATAATCAAACAATTTAGTATATAATTTAAACCCGTAATATTTTTCTATGTGTGCATGCCAGTCTGGTTGTGCATAAGTTAAGAACAATCCTCTTGTCACTATACTGTATAAAAACTTTTCTGTTACAAACGGATAATAACTAGTTGCTATTGATTCACTTACAATGTGTAAAAAACTTTGTGTAAGTTGGTTTTCAAGGGTATATATGTTCTTATCATGCTCAAGTCGCACATGGCCAAAACTGTATATTTGTTGATTGAATTCATCTGTGAAATCAAAAAACTTGTTGTAAAATTGTGTATTTTTTACGTAACCATCAATATGTCCGTCAATTTCATTGCCATTGTGCGTGAAGTTTTTACTACAATAATCTTTGACAAAGTAACTAAATTTGTTCAATGCTGATGCTAGTAGTTGTCTACTAACATGATCAGTACCATTAAAACTACAAACAAAATTTTGATAATCTAATTTAGGATGTATATTATAATTTTCAAAATGTCTAAGATTTATTTTGTACTGAAAGTTTGCATCAAAGACAAATTTTAAATTTGGATAATTTTTTTTAATTTGGTTATCAACAATATTGTGAACAATTATTGTATGCTGACGATTTCCTAGTTTTTCGAAACTAATGTTTTTAAAATTTTTATCGTACCCACTGTGATGATCTTGAAGTTCAAATGTATCTGGTAAACTATTAATCGAGTCAAATTCTATATACGGAAATTTAATTACTTGCATTGTCTACTCCACCAAACTTTATGCATTTCAACTACTAAGTCAGAATCAAGTTTTCCTAAATCAAATTTGCCAAAAACTTTTTCTACTTTTGCAATAAACCGATCAACTAAAAATAAATCACTAATATTCAAAAACATATTGTCAACGTTATCGTTAAATCTACTATGCGGTTGTGTGTACTCCAGAATAGTCGAATTATTTAAAATATACCGATTGTATAGTTCGTCACGTTCACTTTCCTCAAAACAATATTTAGGCTGGTAATGCAACAATTTTGGAACTGCTGATAAGTGACAATGCAACGGACTACTTGGTGAATAAATAATTTTATCATCTTGCTTAATGAAATGTTTACTCCAGAGTGCTTGATGCACCCAGTCTTGTTCTTGTTTAGTAGTAAGTAAAACTGTTAACACTTTTGCACCGTTACAAAATACTGGCAAGTTTGGTTTATTAAAGATAACATTTGCATATAAATTTTGGATTTTGCATTGGTGCAATCTAATATCATTTTGTTGCCAATACTGTTTAACTGTAACGTCTTGGCCACGATCAAACGTACTACTGTAGAGATCTGTACAGTACGGAACCATTGGCTCTTTTTCCATATGTAAGTTATGATCTATCGGAAATACCCGATGGCAATATGCTAATGTAATTTCTTTTACATACTGCTTAATCTTCTTTTGATGTTGAACCACTGGGCTCCAATGGTCAACACGATTACTAGTTTGCAATACGGTGCTTAAGAACTTACCAGCAGCGCCGTGCGGAAAACGTGTAATTATTAAATTTTGCATTAATTATTTTACCTAATAGAAGAAGAGGACAGATTAATACTTTTCTCTCTGTCCTCTTTATATTTTAGTTTGCTTGTCGACTGCGTATCATTGCAAGAATGTCTTCTGCACTCTTATTATTTCCTTCGGGTGCAGGTGTCGCTATCGGAGTAGGAGCAGTTGATGTTGCTCCCATCTCTTGTGGAGTTGCTACTGGTGCTGGTGCAGTTTCTACTACTGGAGTAGATGTTTCTATTGGAGCCGCTACTGCTACTGGAGCAGGTGCTTTAGTTCCTTCAGGTGCTTGAATACCATATGGTCTATAGTATTGACCAAACTTCTCAACATCATATGGTTGTCCATCTACACTTGCTTCAAACATTTCTTTTATTACTGCAAGTTCAACTTCTGTTGGTTTCTTAGGAAGAAAGTCTCCTAAGTTATGTAATCCAAAACTCTCAACTGCCGCATTTTGTGCTTCAGTTAACGCAGTTTCTTTCCGGGACCACTTACTAGTACTATAATCAGCATACTGACCTTTTGTAGTTTTAGTGATACGGAAGTCTAATCCTTTGCTAGAATCAGTTGGAAGTTCCTGAATATCTGGATCCATTAATGCATCTTTAATTAAGTTAAAGATACTTGGAGAGATAACAAATCTGCGAATTGGATTCTCAGGTGTATTATCATCTACTAATGGGTTTTCAGTTACAAACCCTTGGAAGATATAACTTCTCTTCTTCCAATATTTACGACCCATATCTTCCAGAGATTTGTCAGAGAACCAACCACGTACTTCTGAAAGTATTGGACAAGTTTCGTTCCACATCTCTACGCAAGGTACTTGAACAACAACTGGTTTGCTATTCATGTCTCCTTTAACACCTGAGAATGGAAGTCTAATCATTAGTCTTTCCATCCAAAAGAATGTGTTGCTGGGATCTGCATCCGGAAGGAAACGTAGTACAGTTGTACTGCCTTCTGGTATATTCCAATGTGGGTAAATTGCGTTGTCGCCGCCGCCTGTTCTATTCTCTGAACGAGTTTCTTGGGATTTAAGTTTTGCTCTAATTTCTGCTAAAGATGCCATTGTATTTCTCCTATGTGCCTAGTAGCCTGTTTTGTTTTTGTTTTATGTGCCTATAACGTATACACACTGTTTATATAGTATACGATATTGTATTTAGTATGTCAATAAAAAAATTCATCTTTTTTGACTTAAAAAAATAGCATCCGAAGATGCTATTTTGTCTATCACTTGGGTAAATGATTTTTTAGAATGATGCAGCTACTTTAAACTGTACCACTGAACCATCATCGTCTGTTGATGCTTCGCCACCGTTGTTGTAATCATAATCAGTATAGTTTACAAAAATATTTAAGCCAGGAGCAATATTTCTTTTAACTTCTAACATGTGTTGTGTTAGTTCTTCTTTTTCTGTTCCAGAAACATCTAAAGCATCTTCTGAGTTCATTGTTGATACTGCTATTGTTGTATCAGTGTTAACTGCATAACTTGCACCAAAACCAATTGAATCAATATCTTCATCAGCACCTTCAACTTTACTCATAGCCGCAATCAATGTAGTTTTACCTAATGATAGTTTAGCACCAATGTTCTGTGACTTGTTGTCAACTGCACTAGCAACTTCTTGCATTCCATTAGTATATGCTACTTTTAATGCGTCAATTGTATAACTTGCACCAAATGATGTTGAATCAGTTGTACCTGCAGCACCTGAATCATAGTAACTTACACCTGCTTGAAAACCACCAAATACTGGAGTAATGTAAGATGCTTTTGTTAAGTCTGCACCATATGTCTTCTCACCTGCGTTTGATTGGATAGTAGCACTAGTGTATGTACCAGTTACTTCTTCAGACATAATGTCTTGTTCACCAATGCCAAAGTTATCAGTTACTGCATCATTACCACCTAAGATAATTTTACCTGCACTACCTGAAATGTACAATGATGACTCATCAACAGTTGAACTTGAATCAGCATTTGTTGTTAATTCAACAATCATACCAAAGTCTAATCCAGTATCAGTCTTGTTTGAAAATTTGAACTTAATTTCGTTATCTGTGTTGCCCATTGAATCACCGTTGTTAGCAGTAATTTTAGAATCAACGTCCTTATAGTAGAACTCTGTAGTGCCAGAGATTGATACTTCTGCTAATGCAGATGTACTTAATAGTGCAGCAGCCACTGCACTAATTGCTAGTTTTTTCATTTTATTTTCCTTAAGGTTGGGGGGGTCGGAATAATATTCCGTGTTAGCATTGCTCATGTTTATTTATTGAAGTGGCAAAGAGTAGCACCTAAAAGTGGTGCTACTTGATCGATTTTACAATTATTAACTTATTTTTTATTTTCTATGTCTCTTAATTTGTTCATTTCTCTTGCTACTAAACTTCTTGGTGTAATCTTATATCCTTCTTCGCCTGGATATATACCAAAGTTACTTTTTGCTCCTGAACCTATGCCTGCCATCTCTTTAAGTTTTTGAAGTTCTTGGGCAATCTGTGCATCTTCTTTTGTAACTTTATACTTTTTGCCGTCAACTTCAAATTCATCTTCACCTTTGTTTCTTGCATCTTCTAGTTCACCAGAGAACTTATTTCCTTCAGTTGGCATGTTGTCTACACCTTCTCTGAAGCTCTCCACATAGTCAATGCGTACAAAGTCCATGATATCATCTGTATATGTTAAGGCATCGTAGTCTGCTTCATCAACAAGTGAACCGTCAGTGTATCTTACACCATAGTCGATGTTAAAAATTAAATCACTAAAGTCTTCCATATCATAATCAATAGTACCAGTGTCTATTTCGCGTCCTTTGAACATCACTTTGTCACCATCGCCTCCGTACTCTTCATTCATATCTTTTACTCCGTTTCCGTTCTTATCAATCCACCAATCTCCGGATTCGTCTGACGAATCGTGTGAGCAACTTGTAGTAGGACTGTGCATTGTATCTCCACAATCTTTACATTTATAATTTTGATAACCTTTCATATGATCTTCTTGAATTTCTGCTTCGTTTACACTCTCGTCCATTGACTCACCGATATCATACATAAACAACTTACTGTATAATTCTGAGTGGTCTTGTTTGATTGCATATTTTAACTCTTGCATAAAATCTTCTCTTGCAATAGTATCCGATGGACCTGAACTTGCAAGATCGACAATGTCATTACCATCAGCATCACCTTGTTTCATAAGTCTTTTAATTGCATCAATCTTATCTTCTAAATCATCAATGTTTGTATAACTTACAATATCATCATCCATGTTAAACACATCAGTTTGTATTTGTTTTGGATCTGTTACACCTTTAGCT